TCCATACATCTGATGACAATACTAACGGGGTGGTTGTTGTTGATGTGTCGTTGTAATCTATGAAGCCTTGACCAGTGCCGGAGCCTCCGCCCGTGGTTGCTGATAATATGTTTTCTAGTAGTTCGTTACGTATGCTCATTTGTTATTTCTCCAATGAGTGGGCGCGTTAAAGCGCTAATAGCCAGTCGGCTAAAAGTTGATTACGGTTGTTTGGGTCGGTTACTGTGCCGCCTACAGCTAAAACTATATCGGCGAGTATTGTGTTCATTGGGCGCATAGCTATCCCTCTAAATCAATGAGGGAGGCTATAAATACGAGGGAGTATTGCGAGGGATGTTATTGAATGACTAGCTAGTCAAATGTCAATCCCTCAATTGACTAGGGCATTATAGCATTATATTGCGCGCATAAAAAACCCCAACTTAATGGGGTCTTTATTTAGTCTTCCGACTTCTTCTTTTTAGGCTTTGGCTTTTCGTAAGGTTTAAATCTAATATCTAAGATTTTATCACCTTTAGCTTTATGCTTTGCCTTTTCTTCAGCACTAACAGGGTGCCTTAAATAGACTGTGGACATAAATCACCTATAAGTCAGCGTCAGCAATAGTTAATGTGCCAAGTGAATGCTTAGTGCTTGCAACTTTAATATCCCAGTTGGTACCAGTAAACAATTCAGCATCTTCAGGAGATGGGCCGCCGTTAGCAACATCCCATGCGTAACCTTTAAGCTTAACACTGAAAGTGTAATCAGCTTGCCATGTGGTTTCGATGCGTTCTTTGCCGTTAGTTGTATCCATGTTAGTAATGATATCGCTTGAGTTCTCAACGATTGCACCACCAGCAACGATAGATAAAACCTTAGTCTTGTTCGGAGTGCCTGCAACATATAATGCAGGGATATCTGAAACGACCATTACTTTACCAAGGATTGAAACAACTGTTACGTTAGATGAAACAAATAATTGCTCACCGTTAGCAAGAGCGTTATCAATTAACTTCTCGTTACCGCTTGAGTGCATAACATCAGCAACTAACATGCCTTGCATATCACCAAACTTGAAGTGACCCGCATTAAGCGCTTGCTGAGTTAAGCCGGCAGAAGCCGATACATCATTAACTAATGCAGCAATGTTTTCAACAGCAGCCACAGCACAACCAACAACAGTATTAAGTTGATCGGCAAGTAAGGCGTCTGAGAAGCCCTCAGAGATTGCCATGATTGCAGTTGCAGGAGATTCAAGCAACCAAGTCATCTGTGCAGGCTCAAAAGTAATTGGACCAAAACCACCAGCGATTTTAACGCCAACGAATTCGCCTTGTGCTAAATCAGTTGCAGCCTGTGCGTTGTTAGCGGCATTACGGTCAACGCGACGTTGTGCGCCAGCTAATGATTGAAAGAAAGATTCTTTTGTATAATTACCACGCCAAGCATTGGTATTTAATACGATTGCACCACCAGAAGCAGCGTTAAATAATTCTAGTTTCTGACCTAGAAGTTCGATAGTAGTTGTGTAGATCTCTGTGTCATACACTTGCATATTTGCTAAAGTCATGTTGATTCCTTAAAGTTTTATGTAAGACCTGCTTGTTTTAAGCGTTGGTCGAGTTTTGATTGAACTGTATTGCCGTCATTAGAAGCACTACTTCTTGACTGCGTTGTGTCTGCTCCACTGGAATCAACACCGTTTAAATATTGTTTGAATACAGAAGAATTGCCAGCCCAGCTTTTAATTTCATCTATACCCGTAGCAACCACTTCACCACCATATTCAAAAGTGGTTACTGGTTGTTGTTCGCTATTATAACCAATTTTTAGTCCTTTTGACAACAAAGCCTCTCCAACCTCTTTATGGTCGTTATGAAACATACCTAAAAGACTGCTTTCTGACGTTCCATAATCTCTTGATTGCAGCGCATCTTGTGCTGTTTTTGTTAGTTCGTTAGCTGTTGCGGTTGCGGTTGCTAACTGTTCTTCGTAATGGGTTTTTAGACCATCCATATCGTTGGCTGACTTAAGGGCTTGTTCTTTGGCGATTACTGCCGCTGCTCTTGCGTCTTCAGCTATTTGCTCAGCAGCTGTTAATTTTTCCTGGACACCAATCTTTTCATTTTTAATATTGTCTCGGTTGGTTACTAGCGCACTAACATCAGCATCATGTAAGCCCGTTAATGCTGTAATCATTTCAGGTGTTAACCCTTCAACTTGAGTGTAATCAATAGCCATCTTCTTATCCTCCAAGGATATTATTTGAGTCTCAGACTCGTTAGTTTTCGTTATTCGGTTATTATATAAGCTAACAATGCGTCACGCAAACGACCATCAACAGTCATTGCAACACGCTTAATCTCTTTATACTTAGCTTTTTTGTATTCTATGTGTGCATCCTTTGTTGTATTAAATAAACCCAAATACTTGTTTTTACCGTTAACCTTGCATTGCGATTGATACTTTCCCGTTTTCTTGTGGTATACGACACCCTGAGGAAACTCACCCCTGTCACCGCCCCTGTCTAACAATAGTAAATTAACTTCGCATGAAACGAATATACAAGTATCAGCAGAGTAAACCTTATTGCCTTGCGTTAATATATCTTTATCTAAATGCTTTCCTTTCCACTCTTGCTCTTTCATCCATTGCCTGAATACTGAGAATAACAACCATTCCTCACAAACAGTGCAGTCGCTATAGCTAGGATATTTTTCAATATTTATTTCAGAATAACACCTAGAAAGCATGCCTCTCCATTTTGCATAATACGGACACATTACCTTTTTGTTATTTACCGTTGTTTGAGTTAGGTAGTCAGCGTCATTTGTGCCAACACCTAATATTAATCTTCTTCTTGATAGGGATTGACTTGTTGCGGGAACTTCTTTGAATTGGTTTTGCATATAATACCTCAGTATATTTCTCAGATTGAAGAGTAGTGCCAGCCAGTCTGAGTTCTGGTTTTCGGGTTGCGCCCTTAATATTCTTCCAAGCTCATCGTCTTTTTTCTTCATATCAGCTATAGAAAGAGGGTTACCAAGTGAGTCAATTGTAGCGTCAGCAAACTCTCTCGGGCTGTTTAGTTTACGGAATGCGCGGCCCATTGTAGGGCCAAGTATCGCGTCTTGATCACTAGCCTTTAATGCTTTCATCTTCGAATAGTATATGCCCTCACTGCTAACTGGTTTTGGGTCGCGCTTTCCATCGACTTCAAATGATGATGCACGTTTAGTATCTTTATCATCTAGCTTAAACCTTTCATCAACCTCATACACTAATGCAGTACGGCAATTAATATGCAAAGGAGGCGTAAAGCTTGATAGCTTAGGGTCATCCTTCTTGATGAATTTCTGGTCTAATCCTCGACACTTTTGTGATGTACGGGAATCAACAACAGCAATCAGTCGATAGCCTTTTAGTATGTCATCGTTTTGATCAACAAATTCTATCCTGGCTGTATTAGCATAGTGATTCGTTCCAGTAATGGCGACAGACTTAGCCGACCTACGCGCACGACTTAATGTGTTTTTGCTGGTAGTGCTCTTTTCCAATCGCATCTGGCTAAATACATTGTTAGCTATTTCGTCAATACTTTGACCTGTAACAAAGCCATTCTGCACCAGCGCGTCAATCTCATCAGTCCACTTACGCCAATAGTTTGACATCATAGAATTATAAGTCGTATATGATGATTCACTAAGTTTTATAGGTGTAGCAATAGCGATAGCGTTAACCTGTGCAGCACTAGGCACGATAGATTCAAAGTCATCATTGATAACTATCTTATTAAGAGTATCAGCCGCAAACTCAGCCTCATTAGTTCCTATTTCACGATTAGACTTCTTAAGTTCGTTAATGTAATCCTGCAAATGACCGCGAGAAGCTTCGTTGATAGCCTCTTGTATTGCCACCTGGTTAGCTGCTGTTTTAGCTCTATCACGATAGCGGTTAAATATGCGCTGAACATCTTCCTCGATTAACTGAAGATATGGCACAACCGCATTACCTTGAGTTGCACCGATACGCTGGAGCCAAACCGTATGTTGACTATAAACGGTTGTTAATATCTCGTTAGGCATTATTCGGCCTCATTTGCTGCTTGTGCTACCGCTTGCTGCTCAGTCATGCCGACAATCTCTGCGCTATCCTTTTCAGCTTCAGCCGCTAACGTTTCATCATCAGCCTTAGTGAACCCAACCTTACGAGCAGTTTCATACAGTGTAGCTTTAGGTAACACGCCACCCTGAACCATTTCCATTTGCTTAGTAATCATTTCTGGTGTCATATCATCAGTAACAAAGTCAGTATTAAGCTTGTACGTTGATTCTTTCGACTCACCCAAGAATAAAGCCGCCCATTCTAAGCATTGCTCTAAACCTGATGTTACATTAAATGATATACGCTTAAGTACTGATGTTGAAGCGTTCGAATCTATGCGTTTAGCTGTTGCAGTTTCATTTGACGTGTTATCAGTAACTAATTGGGCGCCTAGCATAACCATTCTTTGCTGGTCACGTTCCATTTCAGCAGGGATAGCGCCTGTAGCTTCTAGTTGTAATAGCTCTACCTTATCACCTGCATTAAATAGGTTGCGACCTTTAGCGCCAACATCTAAACCATTAGGGTTCGACTCTGCAAACTCTTCCGTAGTCATATCAGTAAATACGTTAGTCATGCCTTGACCGTGAAAATGTAAGTTATCGCGGTTATCACAATCTAATACAAAGTGACCCAAGTTAGCATTAGCTAAATCATACAATGGAATCTTTGAATACTCAGGCGAGTTATTGTCAGCACCAAAGAATTGAAAAGGGATTTCTTTTAGCGGTGCGCCATTCGCAAACGGAATCACGTCACTAATAAGCTCCTTTTTCTCTGTCCACAATTGATTGTGATAAACACCGTCAATCATAATCAGCCTGCGCAACTGCTTGACGTCTTCCCACTCCCATTCATTTTTCTGAACACTAGTTATTTCAATTAGTTTAATTTCATCAACTGCTTGTGAATTACCTGACACTCTAGGCGGTAATATTTGCTCAGCTTTGTATTGAATAAAACGAGGTGCATTTTCTGGCATTTGCATTTGAGCTTGAGTTAAGCGCTGCTCATTAGATGGCATGTCAACTAAGATACCGTACCGGCCTATCGAGCCAACCTCGTCAACTGTAGCTTGTGCAACTTCACGCAACCCACTACCTGCACC